ACCATACATAGTGGGGCTGGAGATCGTCGTGATTAGGAAGCTTGAGGTAATAAACGAATATGGAAAAGAAGTTTATTAACATCAATTACGAGCAATCAGAAAAAGCCAAGCGTGCTGGCGTTAAGTGGGATTGGGTCAAGAAATCCTGGTATTTTGATAACTTTATTCCGCCAGGATTCACCACTAAAGGCCCATCATTTGAGGAAAGATTGGCCCAGGCCAAGCGCAAGCATCAGGAAAGTAAGTTATGCAAAGCATGAGGCAAGAAGGGCAGCAACGCAAAGTGCTCGAATCTGTGCGAAGTGGCAAGGTTACATGCAACGAGATAGCCGAGGCCACCAAGATTGATAAGGGGCAGGTTTACAACCATCTGAGGCGGCTGGTATTGCAAGGCGCAATCAGGACGCAGCGCGGGAATAGATGGACAAAGTATTACCCGGTGGGTGAATCGCCAGTCTTGCTGGAAAGGTTTTGGAAAAACCCGATTGTTTTTAAGAAATAGATTTTTTAAAGCCTCGCAATCCTAACGTAAGGGGGCATCATGCAAGAGCATGTGATTGTGCGGCAGCGGCTGCTAACGGACTTGATCTTCTACGGCATCATGGGCGGTATCCTGGTCACCATGTTTGGATGGGGGCTGTGGTCTGCTATTGATATTCAAGAGCAGGAGCGCCGGCACGCTGACGAATGGAAGATGCACAAAGCCTGCGTTTTCCCGAAGGTGGATGGCGCTATGACTGTGATTGCCATGATTGACGGGAAGCTAACCTGTTGGGTGTGGCAATAGGGAGAAGAACAAATGAAACTATTTATGCGTAGCCTATACGACAAGACCAAGAAACGCGCTGAGATCGGCAACACGCAAGACTACAGCCTGATCTGTTTGCGCTGCGCTGGCACTATGGGCGGGAAGCTCACTGATAAGGGCGCTTCCTGGCATGTCGGCAAGTGTGATTGCTGCGATGTAGAGACACCAGTGACGCAGCCGCGTGTCTTTATTTGGAGAACATGATGCAATTAGTTGACATCATAATGATTGTTTGTGCTATCGTATTTGTTGTAGTCGCACTATTCCTAACGACCAAACGAGTTTCCGACCATGACCGTATTACCGGAATCCTGGCCGTTTCCGAGCGTGGAAAGGCTGAAAAACAAAAACGTAACTACACCAAGCGCAGCACCTATTGGAGTAGCGAGCGCAAGAAAAAGGCCGCCAAGAAAGCCTAATATCAAAATCAATCTTAACGATATAGAGAGGGCACCGTTATGAGCGACTTTACTCCTGGAGTCAGAAACAAAGCACTGTGGTCTGGAGACGCCCGCCGCTTCGTCGAGGGCAAAGGCGGCGAGGTTTATGCAGAAAAGCTAGGCATCAAAGAGCCAGATGATCTAAGCGATGTTGAGGCTGTGCAGATGGGGCTGGTAATGCAGGAGCCTATCATGCGCGAATACGCTAGGCGCAACGGCATCGAGTTTAAGGATGCTGACTATGCGCTATACCATCCCCGCGAATCTTTCCTTGCCAGCCATTTTGACTACATTAGCGCAGATGGCCGCACGCTGTATGAGGTCAAGAACCTTGGCAGCCACCAGCGCAAGAAGTATGGCGATGACGGCAGCAACCAAGTTGACATTGGCTACCGCGTGCAATGCTTGCATGAAGCTACTGTGCATCAGATCGAGTCTGTGGTGCTGGTGGTCTGCTTTGGCGGCCAGGAGATTGTAGGCTACCCGCAGACATTTGGCGCCGATATGATGGATATCCATATCAAGGAAATGGCCGAGTTTTGGGGGCGCATACAGGCCCGCAGCTTTGACCCAAACACAATGGGCGACGCTGCCAAAATGGTGTATCGGCAGGATAACGGCACCAATCTGATCGCCACTCAAGACCTTGAGCATGATTGCCTGAAGCTGGCGGCAGTCAAGGCGCAGATATCGGCGCTCGAGAAGGACGAAGCCACCCTGCAAAAGCGCGTTCAGGGTTACATGATGGAATCCAGCCAGTTAGTCAGCGTGGACGGCACCGTACTGGCTACTTGGAAAACATCTAAATCCAGTGTAAAGTTTTCGCAGGAGTTGTTTAAGAACGCAATGCCTGATATATTTAACAAGTTCGTAGTTGAACAACCCGGCTCCCGCCGGTTCCTAGTGAAGTAATCATCCGGTTCCTAATCAAGAGAGGCTATCATGGAGAATGTCGTATCCCTTGCGCCGCAGGCTGGCGCAGTCCTAGACCCAAACATCCAAGATTCAATCGTCCTGCGGGGCGATCTGTCCGGCCTGAATGAAGGCCAGAAGCGGGATTACTACCTGTTCCGCTGTCGTCAAGTTGGGCTTGACCCCGCCGCAAAACCCTTCGACCTGCTTACCCTGAACGGCAAACAGATTCTTTACGCCAATGCCGGTGCTACGCAGCAGCTTTGCAGTATCCACAAGCTATCCACCCAAATCACCCACAGGGAAAGAGTAGATGGCATCTACGTTGTTTCCGTACGCTGCACCGGGGCTGACGGTAGGGTAAGCGAGAACCAGGGCGCTGTGGACGTTTCTAGCCTTTCTGGTGAGCGCCTAGCCAATGCCATCCTGAAGGCCACCACCAAGGCTATCCGTCGTGCTGTGCTGGCCCACTGCGGCCTAGGCATGATGGATGAGACTGAGGTTGAAACCATCCCCGAGGCGCGGCGCACGCCGATGGTTGCCATTGAGCAGCCCAAGGCTACTGAAGCTCCTGCAAGCATCGTGTTCATGGTGCCTGGCGCCAAGGATGCCTATGCCAAGTATCCGAATAACGAAGAATGGGTAGCTGGCTACCTGGAAATGGCGGGCAAGATCGCTGCCAGCAAGAAGTTTAACGCCGCCGAAAAGGAATCCAAGCTCAACGCACTGGCAGATGTAAACAGTTTTATTATGGAAACTGTAGCATCTGAAAGCAAGGTGCTGGCCGAGGTGCTTGAGCGCGGCATGGACAAAATCTTGAACCAGATCAAGGGTGAATCCAATGAGCCAAAACAATGAAATCCTAGCGTATCTAGCAAAAGGCCGATCCATTACGCCAATGGATGCTTTGGAAAAGTTTGGTTGCTTCCGGCTGGCGTCAAGAATCAATGATCTTCGCAATGAAGGCCACAAGATTGACCGTATTATGAAAGAGCGTGGCGGCAAGCGGTTTGCATCTTACTACTTAACTGAGAGGGCGAAATGAAACTCCAAAAGGTATATCTCAATTACAACAAATACAAAGAATCCTACACGGGAACTATTGGATTTGGCGACGGTGATGATGAGGTGTCATTTACTCTGACGGGATCAGAGGCCGAGGAATTATCATTTCTGTTCCGTGACCGGCTCAAGGCTTTTGCTGTAAAAATTGAAACATCTATAAAGGAATAACATGGAACGCGAACGCAAGGAAGGAACTGGAGTGCTGCTAACCAATCAGCGGAAGAAGGGCGCTGGCCCTGATTGGAAGGGAGAGATAAGGGTGGAGCGTGGTTATGCAGCAGGAGAGGTTATCAAACTGGCAGGCTGGACTAAGGAGAGCAGCGTAGGTGTGCTGATTAGCCTGAAGGAAGATAACTGGCGCCCATCCCAGGAGAACAACGGAAATGTCAACCCGATCCCGGCCAAGCGTATCAATGATGATGATGTGCCGTTCTGATGTCTAAGCTATCCAGGCAGCGCGGGGCGGGCTACGAGCGCGAGATTGCCGCCGAAATCTTCGAGGTCACAGGCCACAAGGTGCGGCGCAATCTCAACCAGTATCAGGTCAAGGATGAAGGCGACCTGCTGTTGGGCCAGTTCCTGCTGGAGTGTAAGCGCCGCCGAAAGATAGCTGTCTATGAATGGATGGATCAGGCCGAACGATCCTGCAAGCCAAACCAGACGCCTGTGGTTGTCATGCGGGCAGACGGCGAGAAGTCACTTGCAGTCATGCGTTGGACTGATCTATTAAGGTTGCTTAGCGACGAAGTTTCGCCCCCTCAGTCGCAGGAGGAATCCGGTGCAACGCCGGATAGTTAGGACGTTGCCGGGGCGCAGCGTTTGCGACACGCCCCACCTACAATCAGAGGACACTATGGCTAAGATATTACCGATTACAAGGGAAAGAATAGAACAAAAATCGAGCTAGTAACGGAATCTGGTTGCTGGATTTGGATGGGGGCAACTCAGGCAAGGGGATATGGAACGATAATTTCTCATAACAAAACACTTTTCGCGCTGAGAAGTGGGATGATGAGGTCACTCCTGTAGTCGCGCAAAAGTCGAAGTCTATGGAGACTTTGCTTTTGATTGAACGGATGAAGATGCAATGATTACTGTCGCATCATTCGGTGGTGGAACCGACTCAACCGCGATGCTCATAGGAATGTTTGAGCGCGGTGAGAAGGTTGATCTGATTCTTTTCGCTGATACCGGGGGCGAGAAGCCGCACACTTACGAACATATCAAATTATTCAGCGAGTGGTTGGTTAAAAATTGTATGCCTAAAATCACGATTGTTTCTGAAAAGGCGACCCTTGAGGCGGATTGCTTAAAACGAAAGTCTCTGCCCTCTATCGCCTACGGTTTTAAAACTTGTTCTCAGAGGTTCAAGATTCAACCGCAAAATAAGTTTATGAATAACTGGAAACCAGCAAAAGATGTATGGGCCAAAGGTGAAAAAGTTGTAAAGCTAGTTGGTTACGACGCATCCGAAGAACGCAGGGTTAAGGACTACGGTGATAAGAAATACACACTTCGCTATCCGCTAATCGAATGGGGTTGGGATAGAAAA